AGGGTGGCATGGATGACGTAGAATATGCACAAGAGCCTGATTCTATATGGTGGGCAGCTAGAAATGATGGAACATTTTTAGGAATGACATATCAAAGAGAGCAAGATATTGTGGGGTGGCACAGACATTTGATAGGTGGCAAAGGACAATCTTGTACTGTTACAGTTACAGATTATGATAATATACTATCAGGAACAAAATTAATTTTTACAAAAACAGATGGCACTACTGTAACATTTACATCTACAACAGGTACTGCAGGAACAAATGAATTCAAAACAGAAACTAATAACAACACAACAGCAAGTAATTTACAATCTGCCATAAATAGCCATGCAGATTTTACAGCTACAGTATCAAGTGCTGAAGTAACTGTTGCTGAAACAACGCCACAAAGCACAGGATTTTTAACAGTAAATAGTCAGGATTCTGTTCGTTTAGCAGTAACAAACGAAACACACGCAAAGGTAAAAAGTGTTACATCAATTACAGAAACAACTGAAAACGAAGTATGGATAGTTGTAGAAAGAATTATCAATGGTTCTACAGTAAAATATATTGAGTATTTAGATTCTACTTTAAATCAGGATTCTGGATTATCAGGAACAGTTACAGGTGCATCTACCAAAGTTACAAGTCTTGACCACTTAGAAGGTGAAACAGTACAAATACTTATAGATGATGCAGTATATCCAGCACAAAAAGTAACTAACGGAGCAGTTACAGTTAGTCTTCCAAGTACATTTGCAAGTAAAACAATAGAAGTTGGATTAGGATTTGTTTCGACTGTTAAAACTTTGAACGTAGAAGCAGGAGCAAGTACAGGTTCAGTAGCACAAGGTAGGAAAAAAAGGTATAATGAAGTTATTGTTAGGCTTCTAAACACAGTAGGTGTAACTATTAATGGAGACCAAATGCCATTTAGAAGTTCGGCAGACGAGATGAGTCAGCCAATATCAGCATTTACTGGAGATAAAAGAGTAACAAATTTAGGATGGGATAGAGAAGGTAAGATTACAGTACAACAAACGCAGCCTCTACCTTTCACCATTTTAGGAATAACAGGGACGATAAGCACAAGTGGATAGGAGAGTGAAATAATGCCAGTACCAGCATGGGTAGTACCAGCTTTAATACTTGGAGGAACAGCAGTAAGCTACTATGGTAGCATACAACAACAAAATCAAATTAGACGAGCTGCAAAAGCTGATAGAATTAATAGAGAAAATAAAGCAAAACAACTTGCAGCTATAGCAGCTGAACAAGGTGCTAGAAAATTAAGTAGAGCAAGAGCAAATATATTTGCCTCTGGAACAGACCCAACAGGTTCTTCTTTATTACAACTGTCAAACATTATGGAAGAAATAGAAGATGCAAAATTTTATGCTTCAAAAGCTTTAGAATTTGAATTGTCGGAAATAGATACCAGAGGCTCTTTAATGATGGCAAAAGAAGCATTTTCAAGAAGAACTAACTTACTAGGAGGAATAACAGGGTTTGTATCAAGTGGGAACGAATCTGGATTATTTGGATAATGGCAATTAAGTTAGAAAAAAGACCAACTCAAGTAAGAGATAAAAATGTTCGTAGAACAGGTGGTGAAGCTGGTGCAGACATAGGTGTTCAACAGTTACCACAAAGTAACGTACTTTCAGCAGTTCGCAGTAACAGACCTGCACTAGAAGTGTTCCAAAATACTACAAAATTTGTTGGCGACACTATTCAAGCCTTAGAAAATGAAAGACAAAAAAATTTAGACAATAAATATAGTTTTGAACTTACTCAAAATTATGAAAAAGAAGCTGCAAACTTAGCTGGTTTTACTGGAAACTTAAATGATTTTGAAGCAAAAATGCAAGAAATTGAAAAAAAACAATTATTAGCAATTAGAGACGAATATGATAAAAACAATGACAAACAAGGCTACAAGTATTTTTTAGAAAATGGTTATAGAGATGCAACAAATACTTATAGATATTTAAATAGAACAGAGTATTTTAATAGAATAAAAGTAGACACAGTTCAAAGACTTGATGGTACATTTGCTGCTCTTGATATACAGTTAGAAAAGATAAACAGCCCTATTGCTAGTGTATTTTTTGACAGAGTACAAACTCAATATTTAAATCCACATAAAAAAAATGTTGACAATAGTATTAATTTTAAAAACGAAACACAAGAAACTGTTATAGATGGCAACCGAAAAGCGTTTGAAAAATTTATAGACAATAATGCAGAAGAAGATGAACTTGGTCTAGCAAATTACGATAAAATAGCAGCAAGGATAAATAATCCAGCATATAATTATGAAAAAGAAAATGGAGCGCCAGAATATAGTAAAGAAGAAAAAGAAAAATTAAAGGACTATGTTAATAATAAGGTAAAAGAGTATAATGATTTAAAAACTAAAGAAGAAGAACGTAGAGATACAAAACTAACTGTAGATACTTATCAAAGGATAGAAAAATTTTTCTTAATGCCTGAAGGAGAAGCAAAAGAAATTGAAAGACAAGCCTTGCAAAATTTTATATTTGGCGTTAAAGGAAACGAAGAAGAGTTCCCTACATTAAAATCAAGATTTTTAGGCAAAAATATGAAAGACAAAGCTATAAGTTTAGAAAAAGCTTTTGAAAATGCAAGTACAGGTAAACGTATTGAACAATCTGATGGCAATATATATAGAAGAATTTGGGATGATATTAATGCTGGAAAGGTAAAAAATGTAGATTATATAATAAACACTACATTTGGAGATAGAAGTATTGTTTCTTTAGTAAATGACCCAAACGGAATAAGTTATGAAGATTACAAAATTATAGAACAAGTAGTAAGAAACCCTGCACAAATATCAAGATTAGCTGAACAAGAATCTGATATTAAAAAACTTGTAAAAGGTATTCAAGAAAAAGTATTAGCTAATATACCTGACAGTTCAGCAGCAGAAATTAGTTTAGATGTAGAGTATCAAGTAAGAAAATATATTCGTAAGCAACTAGCAGATAATCCAGACCTAGAAGTAGTAGAAATGTTTGATACATCAAGCGAATTATATCCAGATTTTAAAAATCGAATTTCAGGTAAAGATATTTATAACGATTCAGAAGCATATTTGAGAAGAGAAATAGATAGCCAAATAAGACAAGCAGGAATAGACCCTAATAAAAAAAGTAAAGGTTTGCCAAAAAAATTAACTGGGCTTAATATGAGAGAATATAACAAAAAAGATATTATAAAACAATTTCAAAATGGCGATTTAAATGAAGAAGCTTTAATAGACATATTTGGTAAAGACATTGGTAATCAACTTATACAAGAG